AAGTCTAAGGCTTTTGAGACATTGAAAAAAGCTGAGAAATTAACTGAAACAGGGGACCCTGCTGCTGTTTATGGCGATGCTGTTTCTCGTGTATTAAAAGACATTAGCAATTTATCTGCTGATGTGTCTTTTGCTGAGGCACATCAACTAAGATCTATCTTAAATAGTCGTTTACGTGATCTTAAAGTAGAAGTAGGTAAGAATAGTCCTGTTGTTGCTGAGTTGTCTAAAGCTGTTAAAAGCATTGACGATGCTATGGATACATCAGCTAAACAAATGGATCCAGAATTACTTGCTCAATATCGCAGCACACAAAAATTCTATAGAGAATCTTTAGAGAAGTTGTTTCCTGAAACAGTTCTTAAGATACTTGTCAAAGAGCCTGAACGTATCGGAGAAGCAATATACAAAGCTGGTAACCAATCAGAGATTCGTGCTATCAAAGATGCTTTAGCACAAGCTAAAACAATTGATCCTGTCTTAGACAGTAAAGCTATTCAACAAGCATTAAACAGAGGATATGTTGAATCTTTCTTAGGCGAACAAGGTGCTGAGAACACACTTAAAGAGTTTGTTTCTATAGGTGATAAACTCAGAAAAGATTCTAAGTTTCGCAGGACGTTTGAAGAAGCACTTAGTCCTGAAGCACAGAATAGCATTAAAGCTTTGAGCAAGACTGCTGAAATCAGCTCTAAAACACCAGGAGGAAGTCTATCTTTGTTTGTAACTGGTAAACAAGCTGATGCTGTAAGCTCTTTAGCCGCTGTGTTAGCTGGTTCTGGTGCTGCATCTTTATCTCAAGATCCTCTGTTAGGCGCTGCTGTAGGTGCTGGTGTTCTTTTAACACCTAAAGTATTTGCTAAGATTGCTACTAATCCAAAAGCAGCTAGTCAATTAGTTGGCTTAGAAAAGGACATTAGTAAAGCAGGTATGACAGGCGCTGCTGCTGCTAAATTAGCAAAGATATACAACGATGCTCGTGTAACAACATCAGACTTTGGTGCTCCTGAAGCAGCTACTCAGGACCAGCCACAGCAAGGTTTATCACCTGAACAAATGAAAGAACTTCAGCAATTGTTAGAGCCTCCTACCCAACCTACCAAGCAACCTATGAAACAAAGTAGTGTTGTTCGTGATGTTTTAGGAGACTTCATCAATGTTTGAACTCATTGGTGCTCTTATCGGTGGTGCTTTTAGACTTGCTCCAGAGCTTCTTAAGATCTTAGATAGGAAGTTTGAAAGAGAGCATGAACTAAAGAAGTTAGATGTTGAAGTCTCTATTGCTAAGATGCAAGCAGAGTTTGCTCTACAGCAAGGACATCAACGCCTACAAGAGCATGAATTAGATGCTATCGGTGAAGCATTCAAACAACAGGCAGAGTCTGACAGTAAGGCTTGGAAGTGGGTAGCATCACTATCTGCTTTAGTTAGGCCAGCGGTGACGTACTGGTTTGTATTCTTTTACTCTGCTGTGAAGATAGCAGGCTTGTACTTAGCTTTCTTACAAGATGGTATCTGGACTAATGTACTCATCACAGGCTGGACAGATTTTGATGAGGGCATGTTAGCTATGATACTATCGTTCTATTTTGTAGGTCGCGTATGGGAATCAAAGAAGTAATCGCCATTGCTGAACCACTAATCAAGAGATTCGAAGGCTGGAGAAGTAAACCCTATCTGTGTAGTGCTAACGTCCCCACCATAGGCTGGGGATCAACCATGTATGAGAATGGTGATAGGGTTACCTTAGATGATCCTGAGATCTCAAAAGAAAGAGGACAGGAATTGTTTGAACTTGATGCAGAGAGATTCCTACTTCAAGTCTACAAAGCCTGTCCAGTGTTGACGAAACACCAAAATAAAGCTGCTGCCATAGTTAGCTGGACTTACAACTTAGGACCAGCTAGGCTCCGATCATCCACGATGCGAACAAGAATAAACCAAGAAAGGTGGGAGGAAGCTGTTCAAGAACTAAAGCGTTGGAATCTTGCAGCAGGTAAAGTAACCAGAGGTCTTGTTCTTCGTCGTGAAGCAGAGGCGACATTATTCCTCCTTAGCCCATCCAATAACAAAACTGAACATGGCAATGTTGATGAAGACAAAGAACCCTTCCAGAAGAACCTCAGATCCGTCCTCGTCAGCTACGACAAAATCATCAGAGTAACAAATCCCTAACATAAACCCTGATAGAAAAGACCAACCCCATATATTCGGCATAGTTTTCCTTAGTGACCTTTATAGACCCCTTTGCAGGGGTCTTTTTTTATCTAGATTTCACACACACCGGCTACACAGGCAAGCTGCTGTGCACCCTCAACGTTATCATCATTTTCCTTAAGCATATCCCAGTTGATATTTACTGGCATCTTAGCTAACAAGGCTTCATATTCTTCCTTGCTGCATGTCTCATAAGGTGCTTGCCTATACGTACCACCATCCATTGGTAAGAATGATACACCAGTACAGATATCAAAGTTGTCATACACCCAAGCACCTACAGTAGGCCAATCATTCTCATTAACTGAGATAGTCACTGAAGGTTTATGTTCGCACCAGTGAAGCTGATACACACGCCATAAGTTAAGGTGAGCTATCGCATCAACATCATCCCTGGTGATAGCACCTTCAGGAGCCTTCATAGGAAATGAGAACACGGTAGTGCTATCCGGTCTCATCACACAAGGCTCACTAGGAATACCTTGTTCGATCATAAACGCCGTGAGAGGGTCTTTTTTATCTGATCGTACACGCCTAATGTAATACTGGGCATGTTGAGGATGAATGCCAGAAGCAGTGCCACAAAGCTGAGACACAGTACCAGAAGGCTTGACGCAAGTGATAGCAGCAGAGACAGGGATATTAAGAGCATTTGCTGTAACTTCGTTAGCAATGATTGCTTCATTTTTCAACATCTCCAATCTTGCTGGTAACGCTTTATCATCAGGATCATTCAGTAGCTTATGATCATAGATACCTGTCAGCGATACACCCAATAGACGCTCTTCAGCGGTGTTCTTTTCCCAGATCTTACGTAGGTATGGGAAGGTAGTCATTGTGCTCTGCCAAGTACCTAGAATCGATGCTACACGTACTTTGTACATCAAGTCTTGAAGAGTGTCCGTATCACGAACAATGACCTCTGTGAGGTTACAGAACTGGTAAGGACGAAGGATAATCTCTGAGCAAGGATTCGTACCGAAGTCATGGTTAGGATCTCTACGACCATTGATAGCTGCTTGCTTCTTCGATGCATCTCTGTTAAAGATACCACGTTCACCTGAATGGCTTTCATAGATCGAACACCATTCACGCATAAACTGTCCTACTGAAGGCTTTACATCATACACAGCAGAGTTATTAGCAAGGCTACGCTGTCCTTGTTGTTCCCACCATGCTCCTGCTTTAGCGTGTGCCATACGATCATCACTGAGATCGCTTAAAGAAATCATCGCAGAACGCCGCACACCACCCACAACAACAACCTCCCCGATCTTGCACAGAATATCATGGCATTCAAGGGACGACAGACGACGATTTTTGGCCGCTTGGAACTTCCTAATAACAAATTTGAATAGTTCAACGAGGGGTTCTGGACCAGAAGCTCTGCCTCCAAAGGTCTTAAGTCTGGAGCCAGCAGGTCTAACTTTGGATACATCCCAGGTTGCAATTTCTCCAGCGTATAGTAAAGCAATGAGTTGTCGTAATGCTTTAGCCCAGCCCTCTTTGCTGTCGGATACCACGATAGTAGTTTTACTATCGAATAACTGATCAGGGACTTCAGGTAGTTGATTAACATACTTAGCCTCTACTGAGAATCCAACGCCTGTACCGCATAAGAGGATGTACATCGCCTCATCAAAGGACTTAGGGTCGTCGATAGGCAGATAACTACAGTTATAACCAGCAATGTTCTGGCGCTCAAGTGCCTCTCCAGCAGTCATCATACAACGCATCGAAGGCATTACATCCATGTTAAGGATTGCTTTATGCACTGTCTTGTATATATGTTGTGGAATCTCATACTTGTGTTTGTCTAACAGTTGTTTCTTCATGAATCCCATGTATCGTTCAACTGTTTCACTCCAGTTCTCACGTCTGCCTTGTTCGTCAATGAAACGACTGTAGCGGCTTTTGTGGATAAAACTTGAGTAGTTATTTAACTTCATTCTTCGTCCTCTTCGGTGTCATCTATTTCGTCAACAAGTTGGTCAAACATGGCTTCGATTCTGTCCTCAAACCTGTCTACCAGTTCTTCCGCTGTTATGTTCAATATCTCAAGTAGAGATATTTCATCCAGTCTCTTAAGTTTTTCAAATAAGTCCAGAATCGTTAAAGCCATAGTCACTCCTTATAATACTTACTCTTTACTAAATCATAGTTCTCAATCACATACTCCAGATAGTGTACTGCTTTAAGTAGATCTTCTCTACCATTCTTTCGTTGGTGTCTCTGTACGTACTTAACAACATTAGCTAACCAAGGGTCTAATGACCATGCTGAGATAACATCCCAAGGTTGCAGTGCTGTCTGCTTGTAGTGATCACCGCCAACCTGTTTAGCTTGGTTTGAGTATTTCGGCAGCAATTGGTTCACTCCTTCTTTGTTGTTGCCATCCACCGCAGTCTTGGCATTGATAGCGTTGGTACTTTCCTGTGAGTGAGGTACTAAACCCTCTCCTCTGTAGATTGATACTAGAGCATCGTGTACAGCTTCGGTGGTCTTTGTTGACTGAGACGTTAGGGTGGGTTCGAATCCAGGGAAGAAATCGCTCATAAACCTTCTCCAGCAATATGACATCCTGTTTATTGTACTGCTCCATGACTTCCCATGCTGCTTTGTCTTTGTTCATGCACTTGATCCAAAGTTCAAAGCCTTCATGCTTAGTCTTCTGACCTAATCCTAACGCTCTAGCTACATAGTCCAGCTTGTTACTAGGAAACCTAAATTCCTTTCTAGCAGTCTTTAACAGATCAATCTGATGGTAAGGTGCTGGAGGAGACATACCAGCCTCGAGGAACTCTTTGTTAAGTGTTGGTATGTCAAACCTAGTTCCATTGTAATGTACCACAGCATCGCATTCATCTAAGAGACTATGGATCTTCTTTAACATAGTCTTCTTACCGTTTAGGATACTGCTGAACATTAACTGATCACCTTGATACCACTTAGCGGACCAACACAAAACACTACTGCTGTCTACGATCTGACTGATACTGATGTTCTGTTGGAACAAACCCCAGACATACGCAGTGTTAGGTGCTGATTCAATGTCAAGTAGTAGGATTCTCATCAGCGTCTGAGTCTGTTTCGTAGTTTACAGGATCATCGTGTCCGAAGATATTAACGATCTTTCCGAACTGTTCAACAAACACTTTATCCTTGACATCGTAACCGTAGTAAGCACTGATAGCTTCACACGCTCT